CCTACACGATCAAGATCGTCGGCCGCATCGACCGCAAGGTCGACGCTGACAAGGTGCAGGAGCTGGCCGCCGAGCACGGCCTGACCGATCACCTGAGCACGCTGTTCCGGTGGAAGCCGGAGATCAACATGGCCATCTGGAAGGCGACAGATGAGTCCATCACCAAAGCACTCGCCAAAGCAATCACGGCCAAGCCTGGCCGCCCTTCTTTCACCATCGAACCAATCACCACCAAGGAGTAAATCATGGCCTTTCTCGGACAAACCTTTGCAGCTTCTGACATGCCCCAGGGCACCAACAACTTCGAGCCGCTGCCGGCTGGCTGGTACACAGCCAACATCACGCAGGCCGAGCTGAAAACCACCGCCGCAGGCGATGGCCAGTACATCAAACTGCGCTACGACATCACCGGACCGTCTCATCAGGGCCGCGTGGTGTTCGGCAACCTCAACATCAAGAACGCGAGCGCCAAGGCCGAGGAGATCGGCCGCCAGCAGCTTGGCGAGATCATGCGCGCCATCGGCCTGGCCAAGGTCCAGGACACCGACCAGCTCATCGGTGCCAGCATTCAGGTCAAGCTGGAGATCAGGGACAAGCGCACCGATGAGAAGACCGGCAAGACCTACGAGGCCAGCAACGATGTGAAGGGTTTCAAGGCCGTCAATGGTGGCGCAGCGCCCACCTTCGCCGCGGCCGCACCTGCAGCAGCTCCTGCAGCCTCTGCAGCTCCGGCCAAGGCCGCGCCGCCCTGGCAGAAGAAGTAAGTCGAAAAGAAGCCCAGGCCAGCGCGAGCTGGTCCTGGGCATTGGCAACCACTAGAAGGAGACGGGCACCATGAAGATACCCGAACCAGAGCATAGCATCCAAGGCCTGATCGACAAACACCACGAGAAGCAGGCCGAGCCGCCCAGGCCACACATGGGCTGCAGCCAGTTGGGTCACCCATGCGACAGGTGGCTGTGGCTGTCGTTTCGCTGGGCCGTCCAGCCCCAGTTTCCTGGCCGCATCCTGCGCCTTTTCAGGCGTGGCCAGATGGAAGAGGCCACCATCGTGTCGGACCTGCGCGCCATCGGTCTTGATGTGCGTGGCGCAGGCAAGCAGCAGGCGCGCGTGGACTTCGGCTGCCATGTGTCCGGCAGCATCGACGCCATCGTCGAGTCTGGCGTGCCTGAAGCGCCCAAGAAACGCCACATTGCCGAGTTCAAGACTCACAGCAAGAAGTCCTTTGACGACCTGGAGAAGAAGGGTGTGGCCGACAGCAAGCCAGAGCACTGGGTCCAGATGCAGCTCTATATGCACGGCACAGAGATCGACCGCGCGCTGTACCTTGCCGTCTGCAAGGACGACGACCGCATCTACACCGAGCGCGTGCGCTACGACAAGGAGGTGGCCGAGAAGTTCATCAGACGTGGCCACTACCTGGCTACATCAGACCGCATGCCGCCACCCATCAGCACCGACCCATCCTGGTATCAGTGCAAGTTCTGCGATGCGCACGAGTTCTGCCATGAGACCAAGACCACCAAGCACGTCAACTGCCGCACCTGCGCGCACAGCACGGCCAAGGAGGACAGCACCTGGCGCTGCGAGAGGCACGATGCCGATGGCATCCCTGTCGAGTTCCAGCGCCAGGCCTGCGACAGCCACGTCCTGCACCCTGACCTGGTGCCCTGGGAGCGCAAGGACGGCCTGGACCAGTGGACGGCCGTCTACGTTATCGAAGGCCGCGATGTGGCCAACGGTGAAGGTGACGCGCATGTCTACACCAGCCGCGAGATTCTGGCCAACCCCAAGATGTGCAGCCTTGGTGATGAGTATGTGGAAGAGCTGCGCGCAACCTTTGACGCGAGGATTGTGGGATGAAAACCGACCAAGAACTGATGCAGCAGGCGCTTGATGACCTCATGTCCTGCAGTGGCGCGCCACACTGGCCTGTGTTTCAGCCGACCATCACGGCATTGCGTGAAAGGCTGGCGCAGTTAGAGCAGGAGCCGGTGGCATGGGTTGCTGATGGCGTTCTGATGAAGATTGGAATCCCCGAGAAATATACCGGATACCTCTACACCGCCCCACCCGCAGCACAGCGCACATGGGTTGGGCTGACGGATGAGGAGATTTTTTCTGTGCTTGGCAATTTGCAAAGAAAGTACAACGGCCCGCCGACAGAGGACAGTAGGGTAGTTTTTGCCCTTGCCATTGAAGCCAAACTCAAGGAGAAGAACACATGACAACACACATCACAAAGACATGGTTCGATGGCGATAAGGTAGTGACGCAGGAGATACCTGAGTCAGAGGTTTACAAGCATGAGCCGAGGTGCGCGGTAATCGTGGAGGTGTTCGGGAAAGACTGGCGGCTCGACTACATGTCACTCCCCGTTGGAAAGCACAGGCTCTACACGCAGGAATATGTTTACACCACCCCACCCGCAGCACAGCCATGCCCAACGTGCGAAGCACTGGCCCGTACAGTGATGATGGATCAGACAGCGCACGACACACAGCGCCAGCCGCTGACTAAGGAGCGGATCGGCCAGATCATCGAGCAGTGCAAGATCACTTTGGTCAACTATTGCAGTGACGAAAAGCAGATTGAGTTTGCCCGCGCCATCGAAGCAGCGCACGGCATAGGAGAGAAGACATGACAAGCGAAGAACTGAGAGCCGCCCTCAAGCGGGCATACAGACTCGGCCAAGACTATTGGGCACAGGCAGACAGCGACTACACCAGCCACTGGAAAAAAGCTGAAGTCACTCAGGCCACCTTTGAACAATTGATAGAGGACACTGTGTCGGCGTTTGAGGAGCAAGCATGACACAAGAAATGAGGCTCTTATCAGTTGAGCAATTGCGCTTTGTTAGCGATACAGCTTATGAAGCTGGTGTCAGGGCAAGCCAAGACGAACTGCGCCGCCTTCATGCCATCAACGCGCAACTGCTGGAGGCGCTGAAGTTCATCGCGGACAGGCAAGACCTGATGTTTGCAGAGTGCAGCGATGCGGAGGAAATCATTGAGGCGACCCGCGCCGCCATCGCTGCGGCAAAGGATAGCAATGCTGCGTGACTACCAACAGCGAACCATCGACCAGCTTTATGCGTGGTTCGAGGCAGGCCATGCAGGCAATCCCTGCCTGGTGCTGCCCACCGGGTCCGGCAAGAGCCACATCGTGGCCGCGCTGTGCAAGGACGCGCTGCAGAACTGGCCAGAGACCGTGGTGCTGATGCTGACCCATGTGAAGGAGTTGATCGAGCAGAATGCCGAGAAGATGCGCCAGCACTGGCCAGGCGCGCCGATGGGCATCTACAGCGCCAGCATCGGCAAGAAGCAACTCGGTGAGCCGATCACCTTCGCAGGCATTCAGTCCATCCGCACCAAGGCCAAGCAGATCGGCCACGTTGACCTGGTGATCATTGACGAGTGCCACCTGGTCAACCACAAGGACGAAGGTGGCTACCGCCAGTTTCTGGCCGACCTGAAAGCCATCAACCCTGCGCTGCGTGTCATCGGCCTGACGGCCACGCCCTACCGCCTGGGGCACGGCCTGATCACCGACAAGCCTGCGCTGTTCGATGACCTGATCGAGCCGGTCAGCATCGAGGAGCTGGTGTTCAAGGATTACCTGGCCACGCTGCGCAGCAAGGTCACCAGGGCCAAGCTAGACACCACTGGCGTCCACAAGCGTGGTGGTGAGTTCATCGAGTCCGAGTTGCAGGCCGCCGTGGACACCGACGACAACAACCAGAAGGTGGTGCGCGAGATCATCGAGCTGGCTGGCGACCGCAAGGCCTGGCTGGTGTTCTGCACTGGCGTCAAGCACGCGCACCATGTGGCCGAAGTCCTGCGCCAGCGTGGCGTGGCCGCGGAGTGCGTGACTGGCGAGACGCCCAAGAAGGAGCGCGAGCGCCTGCTGGCCGAGTTCAAGGCTGGTCGGCTGCGTGCCTTGACCAATGCCAATGTGCTCACCACCGGGTTCGACTACCCTGACATCGACCTGATCGCCATGCTGCGCCCGACCATGTCGGCCAGCCTGTACGTCCAGATGGCCGGCCGCGGCATGCGGGTCAAGAGCCACATCGACCACTGCCTGGTGCTGGACTTCGCTGGCGTTGTGGCCACGCATGGGCCGATCACGGCTGTGCAGCCGCCAAAGAAGGCAGGCGACGGCAACGGTGAAGCGCCGGTCAAGGTCTGCGACAACTGTGGCGAGCTGTGCGCCATTGCTGTGGCCATCTGTCCTGCGTGCCTGACGCCATTCCCGGAGCCGGAGCGCAAGAAGCTGGAGCTGCGCAACGACGACATCATGGGCCTGGAAGGCAGCGATCTGGAAGTAACGTCCTGGAGCTGGCGCAAGCACGTCAGCCGCGCATCAGGCAAGGAAATGCTGTCCTGCACCTACTATGGCAGCCTGTCGGACAAGCCGATCACTGAGTACCTGCCGGTGCTGCATGAAGGGTATGCCGGCCAGCGTGCGCTGCAGCAGCTCTTCAACATGGCCAACTCGTCAGGAGCACACCTGGCCGAGGCCGAGCGCATGAGTGACAGCGAAGGCCTGGAGTACCTGGCCACGCAGATGAATGGCAGCAGGCCGCCCAAGGCCATTGAGTATCGCATGGACGGGAAGTTTCACCGGGTCATCAAGAGGAGCTGGGCATGAGCCGAGGCCGCGCCTTGCAGCACTATGGCAAGCTGGGTGTGGCCAACCTGTCCAGTGAGGTCAAGGCCATCTGGTACAGCCGCCACATCGAGCCAGAGCCGTGCGAGCCGGTGGACACCTACTGGCCGACATGCACCGATCCTGACCTGGTGCTGCGCCAGGACTTTGCCAGGCGTCTGGTGGCCATCACGCCACTGACCGAGATTGAGGAGTGGGCTGTGGCGCTGTGCGTGCTGGACAACTGCACGCTGCGCGAGGCAGGCCAGGAGATGGACCGGACGCAGGAGCGCGTGCGCCAGATTCTGATGAAGGCCATGCGCAAGTTTCGGACGTGCCAGAAAGCACTGACTGGCATGCATTTGTGGGAGTTGGACACCAGGGACATGTCGTACTTCTGGTGGAGGCATGAACAAAGGAGAAAGCATGATTGACGTTGAAGAACACATCAAGCGCGCTGCCGGATGCGAGTCCGTCACGCTGCCTGCAGCCATGTGGCTGGATGCGCTGTGGGAGCTGCAAAGCAGGCGCAGTGATGAAATGCTCACCATCGGGCCGTTCTATTTGAAGCGCTACGACGAGCACAGCTTCTGGCTTGGCCACGAGAGTGGCGAAGGCATGCAGGTGCGTGATCACCGCGTGCTGGATGTGCTCAATGAGCTGTGGAAGGAGTTCTGAGCATGACCACCAGACCACCAGAGCCACAATTCCTGCTTGATTACCGCCAGTGGCTGCAGGCTGGGCCGCCAAAGTGCTGCCACACCTGCGAGCATTTCAGCCAGGAAGGCCACTGCTCTGTCTTTGACATGAGGCCGCCTGACGACTTTGCAGCCACCGTGGATGCCTGCGACAAATGGGAGTTTGCATGTCCGTTTTAATCCCCACCGAGCACGAAGAGCAGCGCGAGCTGGTGCGCTGGTTCCGGCAGACCTGGCCAGACGTTCGCATCTTTGCGATTGCCAATGGTGGGGCGCGCAGCAAGGCCACTGCCGGCCGCCTGAAGGCCGAAGGCGTGTCCTCTGGCGTGCCTGACCTGTTCGTGCCAGCCTGGCGCTTGTGGGTCGAGATGAAGCGCAGCAAAGGTGGCAGCCTCAGCACAGAGCAAAAAGACTGGATCGCATACTTGGAAGGTGTGGGATATTGGGTTATAGTGGGAAAAGGTGCGGATCATGCCAAGCAGCAGATCAGCGCCTTTTTCACCACCAACCAAGGAACCCAATGAGCACTCGCATCTACCTGGTCACCGACACGGAGACCAACAAGCACCGCCTGATCCGCGCTGCCAACCAGGCGCAGGCAATCCGGCATGCTGCACAGACTCGATTTGACATCGAGGTGGCCGGCCAGGACGACCTGGTCAGCCTGCTGACGCATGGCGTGCCTGTAGAGCTGGCCACCGGACAAGCCATCGCCGATATGTTCGAGGAAGCCGCAATGGTCAATGCTGGAGGGACTGACTGATGAAACGCTATGTCGGAACCAAAATCATCCACGCTGTTGATGAGAAGCACAGCGAATCTGGCCGCGAAGGTTACCGCGTGCGATATGCAGATGGCTACGAGTCATGGTCGCCAAAAGAAGCGTTTGAGGATGCCTACCGCGAATGTGATGCCATGACATTTGGCCTGGCGCTTGAGCTTCTCAAAAAAGGCATGCATGTTTGCCGCGCAGGCTGGAATGGCAAAGGCATGTGGCTGGAGTTGCAGCGTCCTGACGAGCACAGCAAGATGACGCTGCCTTACGTCTACCTGAACTACCCTGCAGACGCACAGAATACACCTGGCGCGCGTGTTCCTTGGCTGGCGAGTCAGACCGACATGCTGGCCGAAGACTGGAAAGTGGTGATCTGATGACTGCGCCGACCACTCCCAAGTCGTCGGCCTCGGCCGTCAAGGATCGATACCTGACGATCCGCGTGCCGCCAGAGGTCGAGCTGGCGCTGCGCCGCCAGGCTGACGCAGACACCAGGACGCTGGCCGCCCAGGTGCTGCACTACATCAAGCAGGGGCTGGCCAAGAGCCAGGAGGAGGCTGCTGCATGAAGCTGCGTCCTCGCCTCGCTGTGCAGTGGTTCCCTCGCCGCTGGCCGTACTTCGCCATCGGGTTCGACCGTGGCGAGTTCCACCTGTACCTGTGGATCGTCGAGATCGAGGTCTGGAGGTCGTACTGATGGCTGCCGACAGCCCGAACGACAAGCGCCACATCCTGGTGGCACTGCTGCGGCCTGCACCGACCAGCCTGGCTGCGTGCCAGGTTATCGGTGGGCCGCGGCCTCCATCCATCGCCGTTTTCCTGGACCGTGAGCATGGCACCATCAGCTTGGTGGACGTGGTCGCGCCATGAAGAAGTCAGGCAAGCGCAGGCCGGCTGGCCGGCCGGTGACCTACACGCACTGGGACGAGCTGATGGCCAGCGCCAGCGAGCCGCTGCCGCATGATCACCGCACCTACCAGCTCACGCGCATGTACCAGGGGCTGCACGCCCTGGAGACGGCCGCGGAGCCTGGCAAGGAGGACTGGCGGGTCGTCAGTGATGCCGTCAACATGCTGGAGACCCTGGTGGTCGAGATGCAGGTCTGCGAGGACGCCAGCGGCCTGCTGATGGATGCCATCCGCGGCCTGGCATTGGCCGGCCAGCGCAACAAGCGCGAAGGCAAGCCAATCAGGCTGGATGGGCCTGGCATCCAGGCTGTGCGCACCGTACTGGCCAACTATGCCGAGCTGCTGGACATACTGCCGGCACGCACCATGATCAGGTGCCACCGCCTGACAGAGAAGCGCATCCACGCCATCCTGGATGGTCGCAAGCGGCCGCACGATGTCGAGGTGGTCTAGGGGTTTTCACCTACTTACGTCCATCGTGGGAAATCGTGGTAAGATGTGGCCATCGCAACCAACCAGCAAGGAGCTGACCGTGAACAAAACCCAGAAACGCGAGATCGAGAAGGCACGCGACTTCCACAGCCTCGGCCACCACGAGACGGCCGCACGCATCCTGGCCACTTGCCAGCGCTGCGCTTTGACCAAGCGCGCCCAGCAGGCCATCATTGAGGTGGCGCAGGAGCTGGACCTGATGCGCTTCATGCGCATTGAGAACGGCTGCCTCGTGACCGACTGAAGGAGACCACTATGCAACTCAAGCGCTACCACATCATCCTGGGCCTGATCGGTCTGGTGATCGCAATGGGCATCGTCGGCCAGTCCGACTTCGAGGAGGCCGAGCGCCAGCAGGCCGAATACTGCGAGATGGTCAAGCTGTGGAAGCAGACCAAAGGCCAGGCCGGCTGGCCGGCCTACAACGGTGAAGGCATGTGCCGGTGAGCTGCAACCAGAACTGCCGCCAAGGCAGGGATTGCAACTGCAAGGGATGGCATGTGGTGCCTCTGAACGACCTGCGCGAGCACGAGGCCAATGGCTCGTGCTGGTGCAAGCCTACGCTGGACGACGAAGGATCAGAGCCGATCTGGATTCACAACAGCCTGGACGGCCGTGAGGCTTTCGAGACTGGCGAGCGCAAGCCGTCCTGATTCAGCCCTTGCGCCTGGCGTAGAACAGCGTCCTGTCACCGAACAGGTAGAAGCCAACAGCCGCAGCGAAGTTGTCCACCGCATCGCTCGGCTGCCCGTTCAGCTTGAGCGTGGCCCAGGTGCCCAGCACAATCATAGCCACACCAGGCCGCATGAGCCGCACGATGGCCTCAACCCAGGGATAGGATGGATTGGTGCCGCCTGCATCGTTCATGGCCTTGAACATCTCGATGTCGAGCTGGCGCACCTTGATGTACTCATCGACGTTGGTCGGTTTGTAGCCATCGGTCTGGATATAGCGGCCGATCAGCGACTTGCCCAGGTCCACCACAAGAGGACCGAAAGCCGCCAGGATGGTCATCGGATCAATCACGGGTACTTCCTCCGGTCCAACTCGAAGTGGGGACCGTCAGGGAATCCCTTCCAGTCACCACCCCAGATGATGGCCACGTCCAGTTCCTTGGCTGCCTCTTTCATGGCCTTGGCGATCTTGTGATACAGAGGCCAGTCCCAGCGCACCTCGTCCTCGACCCAAGCGCCAAGATCAACAGCATGGCCTGTGATGTGCCTTCCATTCAGCGTCTGGCTCGCTCCGGCCTCATACAGCGCCTTCTGGCGCTCTGGCGTGCGCAGTCCTTCCAAGACCGTGAAGTCGATGGTGGTGATCTCAATGGCGCGCTCGACGACCTTCACCAGGTCTTCATGCACGCCTTTGAGCCTTTGCCTGGATCGTGCGCCGAGCTTGTACATGGTCAGTGCTTCCAGTAGTTGAGCAGGTAACCCACCACCGCGGAGACGCCAGACACGATGCTCATGCCGAACCACAGGCCGCCCTTGCCCTTGTTGGCCAGGGCCAGCAGCTCCTCGATGTTGCGCTCCAGCTTGTCAACCTTCTTGTCCATCTCCTGGACTTTCTGCCAGAGCACGCCGTACTCAACCAGGTCAATGCCTTCTTGTTGTTCCTGCAGCATCGTGTCCGACTCCATCAAAGACCTTCGCCAGGGGTCATGTAGACCGTCGAGGCACCAGCAGCCGCACCAGAGAAGAACAACCCAGCCGAGAAGCGCAGGATTTCAACAGCGCCAGCCACCAGCGGAACGCTGGGAGCAGGGTTGCCTGCAGTAGCCGCCACAGCGTTGGCCTGGGCCTCGGCAGCGGTCGGACCGTATCCAAGATGCACTGTGTTCAGGCTGGTATTGACGATGCGCATCTGACCTGCCACATGAGCAGAGAACTTCTCGTAGACCGGCACTTGCACGCCAAGCGGAGGTGCGACGGCAGCCGCGATGACTACGGTCTCGCCTTGAGGGTTGAATGCGATTTGAGAATTGGTGGCCATGATTTTTACCTTTCAAGGTGTATGGATTAAATGAGAACCACAATGCGACCAGAGAATGTCTCAGGACCACCAGTCGAGTTTGTGATTTGAAGGTTCGTGCCCGACAGACTGATCGATGTGATGTAAGTCCCACGAGGCTGTGTGCCAAGTTCTGTCACGGTGTAGTAGCCACCCTGGTCTCTCTGGCAAAGAATTGTGGCTTTGCCAGCAGACGCTCCACAAACAGTGACCAGACCAGATGCGCCTGCAGGTAATGCAGTGGCAAGGTTGAGGATCGTGCCAGATGCTCCATTGGCCAAGGCAACAGAAAACGAAGAAGACCCTCGAATGCCTTTTCCAGCGCCACTGAACTGAATGTCCCCATTGGACATGGTCGCATCACCAGTGATCGTTGGTGTCGCAATGCTTGGTGATGTGGCCAGCACGTTGTTGCCAGTTCCGGTGTTGGCCACACTGACAGCATTTTTGCTGGCATCAAGGGCCAGCGCTGTCGATGCCGTCAACCCAGAAAGCGTGGTGGTTCCAGAGACAGACAAGTTCACGCCATTGAGGTCTGGGCCACCTTCAACACGTTGCCATGCACTGCCATTGAAGGCTGCCCAATCACCAACACCCCAATTGCTGATGCCATTGAGTGAAGTGCTACCTGCTACGCTGACAACGTAGTAGTCGCCCTTGGTCCCGACACTAGACGCCAGCGCTGGGTTATTTGCATTGGCATCCCATGTGCCCTTGTAATTCAATGCACCAAGTGCATTGGCAACTGAGGAAACTGTCTTCAGCATTTAGGCCACCTGTGCAATCTTGGATTGATAGGCCGCGACGACATCAGGAGTCCAGGTTGCAGCACAAACACTTTGCACGTTTTCTGGGAATTCGGAAACATTGGCACCAGGGACCAACGTCCTGCGTACATAAGACCGAGACACCTCAATTCCTTCTTTCAGAACAACAGTGCAATTTCTGATGAACACAGTGCCGTCTTGAATAACGGTGATCTGGTCAATTTGAGAATTTTCTTGATACATGATGCGCTCCTTATGCGTCGGTTTCGTAAACAATGGTGCCGCGAATTGTCGTTCCACTCATGTCAGAGTTGAGGATCAATCCTCCAGTGGCGTTGTAGAACACAAAATAGGTTTCATTGTCTGCGGCCAATCCTCGAACAAGAGTCGCAACAGTTGAGAACCCAACAGACACAGCATGCGGACCTTTTACCAAGAAAGGCAATCCTCCGACAACTGCAGCACTACCATTTGCTGTGACAGGATAGGTGATGATGAAGTTGCACTGAACGATGCGACCAATTTTTGTGTATCGGCAGACGCCCGTTGACAGCGTAAGACCTGCCCCACTGTTGTCGAACGGTACCCATTCACCTTCTTGATAATCGTCCAGCGTGTTTGGGTCTGTAGTGACAACAGCAGTCGCAGGGAAGTGGATGCGACCATATTCCTGGCCCATGTAGTTGCCATTTGTACCTACGCCGCCAGCACTGAGATCAAATAGGCGCTCTACTTGGACGCGTGCTGTAGCAAAGAATGGCGACTGTCGAATAAAAGGAATTGCAGAAACATTGAAGCAGTCTCGGAAAGTCACGAAGTCGCCACCTCGGCACCACACTGACTCGGCATTGCCCTCAAGATAGAGGCGGTTGAACGTCAGCTGATCGCAATCAGAAATTTCTACTGGGTAGCTGGTGCAGGCTTCAATAGCAACGTCATTGAAGACATTGTTCAATCCACCGTCCAATGCAACTACTATGCCTCTGGAGTTGTAGTTCATGTTCATGCACTGGAACACGTTTCTGTTTGTTCCAGTGGCAAGCCCAGTGCTGAACAAGTACAAACCAACGTCTGTGCAATCGATGATGGACATCTCTTCAAACTCGCCGTTGAGAACGAAGATTTGTCGCATGCCAATAACAGGGCCTTGCTCAATTCGGATGCGCTTGAATGAAGGCTGGTTCAGGTTCTGCAACTCAATGCCGATGGCACTGTTGAACGTCGGGCCGTTTTTGACGCCCATATCCTCCATTGAGTTGTATGCATCGCCAGCAAGGGCCACAGGTGCAGTCCTGATGATGCTGTTGTTGTGATAGGCAACGATAGTGGAATAGAAAGAGCCATCACCAAACATGCGAACAGTGTTTGGCCGGTCAATGGTCGCTGTTGTCTTGTACTTTCCTTGCGGGAAGTAGACGTTCTTTGCGCCACAGTTAAGTGCAGCAAGAATTGGCGTGGTGACATCAATCAAAAGCGTCTCATTCTTGACATCATCAATGGCCGCCTGGTTCATGAAGTCGAACACGCACACCGTGTCTCGCATCTTGCTTTGCGCTGTGCGAGTCACTGCACCCACGCCGGCCTGCAAGAAAGAGACCTCGCTGGAGTCAATCCCGCTGACAACGATGTTGCTGTACCTCTCAGTCGCAGTCAGAGCGCTATACACCACGCTGCCGTTCTTGTTCTGCACCTGGATGCTGTAGTCGCTGTTGACATACAGGCGCGCAGGCGTGCCGCTGTTGACCGGGTATCCACCGCGCGTGCGGATCGGCTGTGCAGCAGGCAGCGTCAGTGCTGCGTCCCAGTAGACGTTGATGGGATTCGTAATGGGCTGCAGATTGGCCACGCCAATCCAGACGTAGCCGTCCTCAAGAGGCTGGCCATCGATGTCCGTGAAGATCGGATAGGTGGGTTGAATGGAAAGTGCGGTCATCGTTGGTTCTCCTGATCAAATTGTCCTGCAGCTTGCATGGATTGCACAAGCCAGCGCTCGCGCCAGCTCAACTCGCGCGGCATCTTGGCCGCATCGGCAAAGCGCCTGAAGGCGCCGGAAAGTGCCACAGCTCGCACTGCAGCCTGGCTTGGGGTTGTCCTGGTTGCGCCCTCCACCGCCAGTCTTTGGAACTCAGGCGAGGCAATCAGTTCGTCTGCAGCCTTTGCCACCTCGGTCTTGACACCTTTGGTCAGCGCCGCCGTAAGGCCGGATGCAATACCAGCACCAGGCAGTCCGACTGCCGTTGTGGCTGCTTCTGCAGGCAGGCCGATGGCTGCGCGCTTGGCCACGTTGAAGATGTTTCCCACCAGCGTGTCGGCGCCCTGCAGCTCCTGCTGGACGGCCTGAATGCGGCCGGTGGTGATGCGCTCGCGGGTAGCTTTGCGCACGTTGTCGGCCACTCGGTAGAGGTCCGACAGCGCCTTCCTGGACGGCTGCGGCAGATTGTTCATCAGCGCCGCATAGGCCTGCTTGTTCTGCAGCAGACCCTCGTACCAGTTGGCGTAGGTGTTGAAGTTCAGCGCGCCATTTTGGGTGGCCTTGCCGAAGGCCGTATTCAGGGCAGAGGCCGCCACCATCTGGCGCATGTCTTGCGGAATGGCCTTCAGGATGTTGACCAGCTTGTCGGCATCGCCCTTGGTCAGCGCCTGGGTGGCCGTCGACAGCTTGGTGACCAGGCTCTGGTCGAGCTGCTTGCCGAACAGCGACACCATGTCGTCCTCGAAGCCCTTGCGCATGGCCACCAGGCTCTTGGCCAGCCGGTACTGCTCGCCGCGGCCGACCGTCTCGGCCAGGCTGAACTGATCGTCATCGATCAGCGCATACAAGCGCTTGGCCAGGCCAGTGTCGGCATCTGCGAACGGTCCTTGCTGGCGCGCAGCCGCGCCGATGTCGCGCCGCACGTCATCGATCAGCGCATAGGTCGGGTATCGCATGCCGACCACATTGCCGGCCTCGTCCTTGACCTCGCGTGGTGTCAACTTGCGCCGCACCGACTTCTCCAGGCTGGAGAGATTCTGGGGTCCATCCAGGTCCAGAGCACGCTGCTCGACAAACGTCAGCACGTTGTCAGCAGGGCCGCGGGTCTGAGCCGGCACGTTGGTGCGCAGCTCGTCGTAGACCTTGTTGGCCTGGCGCTCCAGGTTGGTGACCGTCTGGTCCAGGTTCGTGCGCACCGCCTGATTCATGCGGCTGAGGTCTGTCATGCCACCAATGCGGGTGATCAGGTCGTCTGCCTGCTTGCCGACTTGCTCCAGACCAGCGATCTCGGCCGCCCTGGCCTGGCTGCCAGGCACCGACTTGACGGCCTGCGCCAGCTCACGGTAGGCCTGGTTCGAGGTCAGGTGGTCAGGCTGCAAATACTGTTCGATCTTGAGCCTGCGTGCTGCCTCTAGCACCTTGGGGTCCGGTGCTGCCTGGCCGGCCAGGATCGTGGTGGCTCGGCCTGCGCCAAAGCCGCCACCGGCCGCCTGGCGGGTGGTCGCTGCCAGCTCCTCGGCCGTCATCATGGCTGGACCGGCTGCCGGAGCTGCTGCTGCCGCAGGAGCCACAGGGACTGCGGGAGCCATTGCCGTACCCATTGGGGCACCAGGAGCCGCTGCTGCAGGTGTCACAGGAGCCGCTGCAGCCCCACCAGGGGCCACAGGAGCCGCGCCAGGAGCTGCTGCAGGGGTAGGTGGCACCTCACCGCCTCGGACGGCTCTGACGGCCTGCGGAATGCGTGTGACGGCCTGTCCAGCACCGCCGAGTGCGCCAGCCAGCGCCACTTCGCCAGTGTCGAAGCGGCCGCCAGTGGCAGCCTGGGTGGCCTCGATGCCGGCCTGAGTTGCACCACCGGCCACAGCAGCACCAGGGATGGTGGTCGCACGGCCGGCAGGCGTGAAGACAGCCAGCGCACCAGCAGCGCGCGGGATGTCGCTGACCTGGAAACCAGGCTTAATGGCATAGAACTGGCCGTCGATGGACGACTGCAACACGAAGTTGCCCTTCTCGTCCTGCGCCACTTTGACGCCAGGGAAGTTGGCCTGAATGACCTGCACAGTCTCCTGTGGGTTGGTCATCATCGTGCCCAGGGCCGACTTGAAGCTGGCCATGCTGAAGCTGTTCAGCTCCGGCATGCCTGCCCAGTCTGGCAGCGCCTCGGTCGTCGGTGTGGTGCGCTCGGTGCCGGTGACAGCTTCGCGGATGCCGCCCAGGACGCCCATCGGTTCTGTTTTCTGGAGCTGAAAGCCGGCAGGCACTCTGGCCATGCCATTGGCCACATCGCGCTCCAGCTCCATCATCTCGTCGCGCGTCATGCGGCCGGTGCTGTAGGCCTGCAGGACAGGAGCCGGCAGCTCAGGAATAGTGGCTCGTGCGCCTTGTGGCTGGGCCTGGCCGCGCAGCGCAGCGCCGCGAGGCAGCATGATGTTGCCAGCCTTGACATCGTTCTCGAACTCAGCCGCCTCTTGAGCCGTCATCTGTCCGGTGCTGTAGGCCTGGTAGACCCTGGCAATCGCATCCTGCGGTACAGAAGCCATGCTGCTGGCACCAAGAGCACGTTGAAACGTGCTGGTCGTGCCGCCCTCCGCAATGGTTGCTGGCTGCGCCGCTGGAGCAGTCTGTGCAGTCAACTCGCGCACGCCTTGCGAGACGCGCTGCATGTAGGACTTGGTGCGTGGTCCCCAGTTCTTGGGGTCAGTGCCGCCGTGGTACTCGGCCGCCGCCAGCACGATGTTGCCCTGGTTTCGGTCCAGCGACTCCTTGAGCAGCCGGCCAGCAGCCTCGGCCGCGTTTTCTGGACTGAGGTAGGCATCGATGCCGTACTTGTCCAGCACCGCCTTGCGGGTTGCAGGGATGATCTGGAAAGGCGTGCGAGCACCGGCCTCTGACACCTGGTCAGCATTGGAGCGCTCACCGCGGGTGAGCACCGAGACCAGCAGGCCGCTGGGCAGCCCGAGCCTCTGCTCGGTGTTGGCTGCCAGATCAGACCAGAACGGGTCTTTGTAGCTGGTTGGGATGTCTCTTGTGGCCATGTCTTATCTCTTGAACGTGCTGCGATCTTCGCTGGCGCGCATGATGATGGCCTCAATCTGTTGTCTTGTAAGACCAAGTCCAAGCAGCTCGCCAGACAGTTCACGCACGCCCGCCTCCAGAGCTTCTTTTAGACCTGAACTAGATTGAACGATGCGGTCATTCAAAAGGCGCTTGACCACCGTCTCAAGCTGTTGCGTCTTGGCCGCCACATCAGCCGGGTTTGCGGCTGCTGCTGCAGGTGCCGCAGCCGGAGCAGGCTGTGCAAAGGCTCCTGGACCTGGCATCGGCACGGGAGACGCACCAGACGGTACTGCAGCGCCGGCTGCAGGCATTGGTGTGGTAGGAGCTGCAGGGACTGGCGCAGCAGGCACAGACAGGGTCGGAGCTGGCGCAGGCGCTGCAGGTGCAGGCGCTGCCGGCGCCGCAGCACCAGGCACAGCACCAGTCTCAGGCTGCGCCCAGCGCATGTAGCCTCGGCCGGATACCGCACGGCCGGCCTGTGTGGCTGCCAGGTCTTGCGCACGCTGGTCCATGAACTGGCGCGCGAAGTCCACATAGGTGGTGCCACGAGGCACCTGGACGCCACCTATCTCAATGTCGCGAGTGGCACGGCCGAGCGATCCGACCGAGTTTACCCATTCCGACTTGGCGCTCTCGGCCACCGCCTCATACTGCGACATCTTGGCCATGCCGCGCAAAAATGATGCGACAGTCTTGGCATCTGCATTTTCAGCCGGGAAGCCCTTGAGCGCCAGCTCGATGTCTCGGTCAGTGGCCGGACCAGGAGGCAGCGACTTGATGGCCTGCGTGTTGCGTAGCCTGACGTATTCCTGACGTGTTTGCGTCCAGGCGTCCTGATTGCCGGTTGCGTTCCTGAACCACGAATTGATGCCACTGAATGTGCCATAGCCGCCGCCCTGCTGCTCCAGGCGAGATGCCAGGTCCAGCATGCGACCTGCGGCCTGCTCTGATCCGACTGCAGCCACCGCCGAGTCGTTGACGATCTTGGTGGCGCTGGCATCGAGCTGACCGCCCTTCTGGTTTAGCTCAAAGAGCTTCAGCTCCACGTCAGACTGTAGACGGTCGCGGTCCAGCTTCAGACGGTTCTGATCCAGCACCAGTCGTCCAGCACGGTCTGCAATCTGGCTGTCCAGGTTGCGGATGTTGGCCGCGGTCTGCGTGTTCTCCAGCGCCAGGCGGGTCGGAGTGTTGGCCGTGATCAGCTCTTCCTTGGTCGCGCCTGCTTCTCCAGCGCGCACCTCGGCCGGTGCCTTCAGTGCTTGTATGGACGAGGTCAGCACCTTATCGCCACCAGGCAAGCCAGCCATCATGATGCCGATGGTCTTCTGTGCGCTCTGTGGGCTGACCTCGGCTATCTGCGCAAAAGTCTCGTAGGCTTTGGCCTGCTGCTCGCGGCCTGCATTGCGCTCTGCCGTGGCGCGCTCTTTCAAGAGCTGGATGCCGATTTGTGGCTGGTTTGCGCTGAAGGCCGACATGACCTGGCCATTGAAGCGCAGCTCGTTCTCTTGCCGGTCTTTGGACAGCGTCTCCCAGTTGGCGCGCATGCTGTCAGCTTCTGCTTTTGGCAGAAGCATGGCCACGTTAGTGAAGTCGCGTGCGCTCGGGTTCGGGTTCTGGATAAGAGCCTGAACTTGCGTCTGCAGTGCCTGTTTGCGCTGCAGATCAGCTTCCTGGGCCTGGCGCTGCGCTGCCACGTCAGCAATGGTGGCACCGATCTTGAAGCCGGACAGCGCCGCCTCGAATGGGCTTTGGACGTTCAGTTGGTAGTTGATTGGCTGGACCATGTCAGGCTCCCTTATACCTTGCTGTAGTCGACAGTGAGGTACCCACCGGACTCGCCCACAGCGTCAGGATAGACGCCCAGCACTTCCTGCGCCATCAAGCCGACCTGCCGGCCGCCACCCCAAACGTACTCGAACTCGTAGACGCCAAGGCCGTCCTGCCTGGTTCCAATGCGTTGGATGTCCTTCTTGAGCCTGATGTCGCTGAAGATGTTGCTGAAGCCTGGAGTGCCGACTTTGGCACCGTACTGCATGCCCAGGAACTGGGCCGGCAGGTTGAGCACGTTGGCAAAGGCTTGACCCTGCGCCAGCTCTGCGCCAGCTCGTGCAGCGCCCTGCTGTCCCATCAGGTTGGCAATGTCTGCGCCAGTGCGTAAGCCAGCCGTGGCCGTGCCTGCAGCCGATGCCTGGCCAAGCTGGGCCAGGTTCTGCTGAGTTGTCTGGCCAAGTGCCGTCAGACCTCCGAGACGGCCATACTGCTTCTCGATCTCGGCCTGCAGCATTTGCGGCCGGAACTGTGCCAGGGCTGCCTGGATGTTGCCGCCACGCAGGCCGCCAGTAGCCGATGCGCGCTGCAGCAATGCTTCCTCGCCCTGACGCACCTGAGCCTGGAATCCTGCGCCTTGCTCGATGCCTGCAATGGCCGCCTGCTGGGCCTCGGGGCCGCGTAGCCCGAGCAGCGCTTGCTGCTGCTCCAGCGCAGGGGCACCGGCCGCAGCGTAGGGCTGCAGGCCAGTGATGGCACCTGTGCCAGCCGTTACATAGGGCTTGAGAATTTCTTGGACAGCATTGAACTGTCGACGCTGTTCTTCAATGCCAGCTTGACTGGCAGCAACTTGCGCGCCAGCAGCATCGCTGGCCGCATTGCTTTGCATGATGCCGCCGACGACTTGCGAGCCGCCGACGACCAATGCGGTTACTGGATCAGGCATGGCTGAACTCCTTCATGTAGTCTTCGAGTGTTTCACCGTACAGCGCCATGACCAGGTGAGCATTGTCTGTGGCGTACTTGGTGCCGTGGCACAGCGCCACCACCATCATGACCACATCGTAGTAGCCAGCGCGCCAGACGTAGGAGCGCGCATCAGCATTGCCAGCGCGCTCGGCCTGGTCAGAGCCTTGCCACTTCAGGATCATGGTCGCCACAACAGGCGCAAGGGTGATGGAATTGGCAGCCCAGAAGCTGTTCTGGTTCATGCCGACCAATGTGTTCCAGATGGCTGCGTTGAGGTCTTCACGCTCGACAGGATCGCCATCAGCCACGTCATCAAAGACCTGGATAGCACCCCAGAGCATCATCAGCCACTCAGTGGCTGGCGCAGGAAGCGCCAGAACCCTTTGCAGGTTCTCTTTGAGCCACTCAGAACTTCCCATGCACGCAACCCTCCAATGGTTGGATGAGCTGCTGGTGGCCCGATAGACTCAGCGCCCTCATTTTCCCACAATCTGCCATTTGGTCAATCTTCCTCGAACTCGCGCTCTTCCCAGGCCTGGCAGGAGCGCAGATCGTGGCAGATGAAGTCGAACTTGTTGCAGTAGCCGCGGAAGCCAGCGCCCACGTCCCACTGGTTCCAGGGAATCTTGTCCATTTTGACCTGGGTCATGACTGAGTTGTCGTAATACTCGCAGTTGGAGCAGCGCCGACGACGAGCCTCGGCCTCGTCGCACTGCATGGCCTTGGCCAGCGCCATCCAGTAGGGCTTGTTTGCGCCTCGCTCGTTGCTGGGCTTTTCAGGGCCGAGCATCCAGTCGTCGATCACCACCTGGGTGTTCTTCTTGTTCTCGGCCGCCGTGATGAACGGCTCCTCGTAGGGAATGCCGCCGAAGCCGGCCAGCATCATCTTGGGCATTTTTGCGTCTTCCATCTTCAACTCCTTCAGGTGATCTCGCGGCCGGAAATGCGCAGCGTCAGCGATGTGGCGTTGCTGGCGATGGTGCTGATGAATGCACCAGGGTCCAGCTCTTGGCCAACCAACTCTGGGCACAAATAGGTCTCGCCAGGTACCACCGAACGGTCGTCGATGATCAGGTTGGCATTGCCAACCACGCCGCCAGACTGCACCAGGTTCACGCTGAACGTGCGGTTCACCGTATCGGTGTTGGTGACAGTGGCTTTGTCGATCAGCGCCTTGGCAGCCGTGGCTGTGTACTGCGTGGTCTGGACAGCCTCCATCTGCTTGGGAGGCACAAGGGTTTTTACGATGACGGTCATTGGATACCTCCGATGTTGTTTGCGACAGTGAGAATGATGGATGGAATGCCTGGATGTGGTGCCACAGGACCAGAAGCCAAAAGCTGCACGCCAAGATTGCTCACGCTGAACATGACCTCGACGTAGTCTCCTGCCTTCAAGTTGAAAAACAAATTCAGCGCCACAAACACTTCAGCATTGTTGCCCTGAATGCGCACTTGGCTGGCTGAATTAGTGACATCAGCTCCATTGAGTCTGAACCACA